GGGAAGAATCAGGCTGCAAAACAGAAGTACAGGTCTGCTGACCCTGACAGGTTGCGTGACAACAACCTTCGCAGCAAGTATGGGATTAGTCTCGCTGACTACAATCAGATGCTTGCCGAACAGGACGGGGTGTGTGCTATCTGTTCGTTGCCTGAACGGGTGAAGCATGGCAAGTCTGGCAAGACTGCACCATTGGCGGTAGACCACTGCCACGACACAGGAAGGGTGCGGGGGTTGCTCTGCTTCTCTTGCAATGTGGCTCTCGGCAAGTTCAACGACGACCATACCCTTGTAAACAAAGCCTTAAATTACCTATTGACAAGTAGTACACCCCTTCGTTAAGGTGCGTTTCAACGTATCCACAACATGAAAGGGGAACCCTATGGGGTTGTCTCGTTACCGTATTAGTAAACCCGCCCACGGCGGACAGGAATGGTTGAACGAAAGGTTTTGGGACAAGTCAGGTAACCGACGAGTGTCGGCTTCTGCTGTCGCAGCCATCTACAACCTGCATCCGTTCGTTCCGATGGACCAGTACGCCGCCGAGTTGCTTTCGGAACACCCTCCGGTTCCGGTCGCACCGAACGCTGCGATGGAAAGAGGCAACCGCTTGGAGCCGTTCGTGATGGAATGGGCAGCAGACAAACTGGGTGTCGCCTATGTCACGCCGGACGAAATGTTTGTTGCTGAATCGAAGGGCGGGGCACGAATGATTGCGACCCTTGACGGTTTCTTTGAGGCTGGTGATGTGCGGAAGGTGTTGGAGATTAAGACCACGACCCGCCAGTGGGATGGGGAACTACCCGACTATTGGCGTATCCAAGGTGTGCAGCAGGCTATCTGTGCTGACGTAACCGAGGTGACATGGGCGGTGTTCGACCCGTCGATGCACTTGCATCTGCATGTACAGTCGATTTCCCCTGCTGAGCAGGCCGAGCACATTTCTGCTGTTGAGAAGTGGTTGAACGCTATCGACTTGGGTATGACACCTCCTGGGGTGCATTGGTCGTACGAGACGATTGTGACCCGCTACCCGAAGTCTGAGCCGAAGACGGTGGAGTTGGACGATGAGGTTGCCGATTTGATTGCACGGTTGAAGCATGTGAAGTCTGAAGCGAAGTCTCTCAACGAGTTGGAAGACCAGTTGAAGGCCGAGTTGTGCGAGTTGATTGGCGACTCCGACACCGCTACCATCGGTGGAACGGTTGTCGCTACGTGGAAAGGGCAGACACGGGACTCGCTTGACATCAAGGGGTTTAAGGCTGCGATGCCTGAGGTTGCGAAACAGTTCTCTAAGCAAGTAACAACTAGAACACTGCTGCTGAAAGGAGCACGGTAATGGAAAACACTGAAGCATTGAGGAACGTACTGTTGAAGTACGGGGTGCCTGACCCGAAGATTGTTGGCAAACTTCCGAAGGGTGGACGCCAACTGGATTTTGTTGGTCATGCCGATGTCACTAAGTTTCTGTTGGAGATTGACCCGAACTGGTCGTGGGTTCCTATCCAGTGGGATAACGGTCGTCCGGCTATCCATGTGGAGAACGGTATCGCTACCATGTGGGGCGAACTGCGGGTACTCGGGCAGGCACGGCTCGGTGTCGGTTCGGTCGAAGCGAAGAAACCCGACTTGGATAAAGAGTTGGTGTCGGACTTCCTGCGCAATGCTGCGATGCGGTTCGGTATCTGCCTGTCGTTGTGGACTAAGCAGGAATGGGACGACATTGACACGGGTGCGAAGCCCGCACCTAAGCCTGTTCATCGGAACCGTGGCGTAGAAGCCAGCGAACCTGTAGCGCAGGAAACTGACGGGTTGTTGTCTGCGGACCGCCGCCAGCAGGTTCAAGCGAAGTGTGCCGAGGCAGGCATCGACCCTGCTGTTATGGCAGCGAACGCAGGGTTGGACTGGACAGGCGATTTGAAAGAGTCAGATGTTCCGGCTCTGCTCGCAGCGTTCAAGGAACTGAAATCATTCAAGGAAGGCAACTGACATGGCGAACCATAGAACAGTTGACCCGACAGCAGAGTACGCATCTAACCGTGTCATCGGCATCCGTATCATCGACCGTCAGGTTGAACAGTTGGATGAGTTGGCGAAGAACCGTGGTATTTCTAGGTCGCAGTTGATGCGGGAACTGATTGCAGAGGCATGGACTCGGGACCAGCAGCCAGAACCGTTCTGAACCACGGCATTGAAGCCGGATACCGCAAAGGTTGCAGATGTGAACCGTGCCAGCAGGGTCATCGTGATTATCAGAACAGGCGGTACCACGCTAAACCACGGTTGCCGTTTGACCCGATAGTTGCGTTCATGTCCCCAGAGATGAGGTCGTCTCGGGCTGCGCTTATCAAGGCGCAGTCTGGGAAAACCATCAGCCTGTTCCAAGCAGACCGTCTGTGCTGCTCTATCGGGTTACATCCGTGGCATGTTTACGGTGATTTGTATTTCAAAGATATTTGGGAGAAAGATGAGCAAGCAAAAACAGAAAGGCACTAGGGCAGAGACTGCTGTCGTAGAGTTTTTGAAACAGAACGGCTACCCCTATGCGGAACGTCGTGCCCTGAACGGGGTGAACGACAAGGGTGACATCACTGGTTTGGGGCCTGTTGTTATTGAGGTGAAGGACCATCAGAAGATTACGTTGGCGCAGTTTATGTCTGAGTTGAGGGAGGAAGTGAATAATGCTGAGGCTCAGACTGGTGTGGCTGTTGTCAAGCGACGGGGTACGTTGCAGGTGGGTGATTGGTACGCCGTGATGCCTGTGTCGTGGTGGGTTGATTTGTTGAAGGAGGCGGGTTACTGATGAAGTGGAAACCTTTTACTTCTGGTAGGCCGTACACTTGCAAGGACTGCCCTGCATACATTGAATTGAAAGACCGTGCTGACACTTGGCAGCAGGTCGCTAACGGTTTCTATCATTGGTTCCCGACGGCGGCAAGGGAAGCGTTGCTTGCCGACGAAGAAACTAGAGAAGAATTTCGTGAGCATTGGGATTTCTATTCGGCATTGAGGCAGCAGTATGACTGACTCCCCGCTGATTGCGTACAACGGTCACCGTTACTGCGAGTGCGGTACACCAGAACCCATCCGGTACTGCGACTCCGACTGCACACGCACATTCAAAGGACCACTAGAAGAAGGCTCATGTATCCGGTGCATTTTCTGGTTGGGTCATCTGCATGGTGACCATCGTGGCTGGTACGAATTGAAACAGGCTCGCCTTGGGAACGAAACCGTTTGACCCCACCCTGTACAACAGGGACGATGACGCTAAAGAAGATGTCATTGCTTGGGTTGCCCGACGTTACGGCTACCACCTGTATGTGAACCCTGACCAGTACGGCATCGACTTGTTGTGTACGAACGGTTGGTCGTTTGAGGTGGAGGTGAAACACAACTGGCGTGGACCGAAGTTCCCGTACAAGGAGGTTCATTTTTCTGCACGGAAACTGAAGTTCGCAACCAAGCGGTCGCTCTTCGTGATGTTGAATAGTGAGCGGTCGCATGGGTTGCTGGTTGCTGGTGATGTTGTCCGGCGTTGCAAGGTGGTGCGTAAGGCTACGAAGTACACGGCTGATGAACAGTTTGTGGAGGTGCCGGTGGGGTTGGTTGAGTTGGTTTCGATAAGATGAGAGGATGTGTCTAACACTTGGAGGTTTATGAGTAGTAACTAACCCTGTCCGTTGAACAAAGGAGACATCATGCGTAAAAGCATCCTGCCCCCCGCAATACTTGCCCTATCCCTACTAGCCACAAGCCCCGCAGAAGCCTCTGAGACGCCTCAGGAGGCCCGCAGATGCGACAGGGCTATCCAACTAGCCCGAGAGGTCGGCTGGCTCAAGAAAGACCTCCCGTACCTGAGGTACATCCTTCACCGTGAGTCACGATGCCAACCAGATTCTATTGGCAGGAACCGTGACATAACCGGAAAGGTGACATCGGAAGACCTTGGCTACGCCCAAATCAACGACAGAAGTTGGGTCACCTACCTCAAAAACCAAGGCATCATCCGCACCCGAGACGACCTGCTCAAACCCAAAACCAACCTCAAAGCAGCACTCGAACTACTACGGTACTCAGTACGCCACGGCTACGACCGCTGGCACCAATGGAGAGGAACAAGTGGCAAATAAAAAACAGCAATGGTACTGCCCACGCTGCCACACCTCTCTCGTAACGTACGTCCGGCTCAGCCACGAGCCGCAACACATCTGCCCAAAGGCAGCAAACAAAAACAAACCACTATCC